CCCTCTTCATGTGATTGTCCATTTGGTGGTGTTGTTGTATGGCAAACAAGAAACATTGATATGCCTGTTCGTTCAACCAATGAGCGAAGCTTGGTCATCGTTGTGTCAATCATGCGACGTTCATCGCCCTCAAGACCAGACAACAGAATGCTCAAGTGATCTAGGAAGATGACCTTTGTTTCTAGGCCAGCTGCCATGTATTCAATGCGGTTGTAGATATGGTCAGGGTCATAAGACCCGAAGCCATCAAAGAGATGTAAGTTCCATTTAGCAATCGTGCTATCAAAGATCTCAACTAACTCGCCTCGTTGTTGTTCTCCGAGGTGTAGAGGTTTTCTAGCGGCGACAGACATGAGTCCGAGAGCTGTTCTTCGGTTTGATTCTTCAAGACCCAAGTAACCGCACCGCTCTCCCTTGTTGAGAAGGTCAGTACATATTTCTCTGAGAAAGGAGGATTTTCCGATCCCAGAACCTGCAGTAATCGTGACAAGCTCTCCATATCGGATCCCATGTAGCTTGTGTTGTAAACCTTGGAAGGGGTAGTCATGGTCAGCTGGTGGTGATGGTGTAGTTACTAATTCAAGTAATGATTTGGCATCAACAATGCCGTCTGGTTGATACTGTTCGTGGTTGTAATTACATACGGCTCTGATTGCTTCGCTATTGATGTCAGCTAAAGCATCACAGGCATCCTTGTAGTCCTCTAGAAAGCCGATGAAAGCCTTGCCAGGTGGTAACACACTGGCTGCTTCTTTAGCACCCTTCTGGCCTGCCTCGTCGTTGTCAAAGAAGATGACTACTTTGTCGTAGTGGTTAATCCACTCATAGTTTTTCTGGAAGGCTTTCTTTGCAGCTGGAGCACCATTGGGGATAGAAACTA